AAATATTTGTCCGTCTTGATCGTTACAGATGCAATCCATATTAGGAGCGACAGAGGCTAAAATTAAGTTTTGATTGCTGCTAGATTGAAATTGGAAATCAAACATCCAAAAATTGTTTGCGTTTGCTATGACTGCATCTGATCCACCTTGCATATTTACAATTGTAGAAGTCAAAGTGGTGAGGGTAGTAGTAATTATGAATCCGTTAAACTCATCGCCAGTTGTAGCTGATGTGATCGTGATTGTAGGTCCATTAGCAGTAGCCGTGTAATTTGGTGTAGACGTAAATGCTGTAATGTTTGCGGCTACATCGGTTGCAGTTGTTGGCAAATCAACGTTAAATGCAACTGAGCCAGACATAATATCTACGCCATTTACAGCTATCATATCTACAGCACCGCCAGAACCAGCTAACGTTACCGAGCCTTGTGCTGCCACCGCTACGGGTGTTCTCGTGCTCACAATAGAGCTATTCCCGTTTTCGTCTAGCGTGAATCTTTCAAGAGTATTAGCACCACCAGAATGACAATAGACGAATAATTGTTGAGTAAAAGTAATAAATCCACGGCTGATCTCTGCTAATGTTTTGAGCGTTGTTTTGTAACCAGCAATTTTTCTAGGCAATCCGCGTTGCCAACGAACCCATTGACCATCAACGTAGTTATTACCTTCAAACTTCGTACCGTCACGTTTGATCCCCGGTTCAGAAACAAGTATCGTGGTTTGCTCTGCCATTCCTAGAATGTTCCACCGTTAAATTGATTGGGATACCCTATCGCGGTCCATGCATCTCCTTGCGTACTAGATGTAAAAACGCTTATACCTGTAGAACCACCACCTAAATTAATTAAAGCCCCACCTGCTGTAGTAGCTCCGGTTCCACCTTGTGATATCGCAATTGGAAAAGACACCGTGCTCGTGTCTGCATCGACTAGGTCCGTACCATCACAGTAAAAGATACCTCGCGTGTTTTGTCCGATGGTAACACCTGTTTGACCAGACACTTTCACGGTTAGAACGTAAGATCCTGTCGTACTGTTATCGATCCAGTATTGTTGCACTGTCGCTGGTATTATTACGTTTCTCGCACCCGTAAGTGCTCCGGTGAATTTATAAGCAACTCGGTTCAGTTCATTACCACTAAGTGTGAAATCACCCGTACCAGCAATGTTAATTGTGGTGTAGTCAAAGGCAAAAGTTGCGCTTTGTCCGAAGCCAATGGTAAAAAAATTAGCTCCATCTGTTACAATGATAGCTGATTCACCGGGTTGGAATGGTAAGTTAGCTGCACCATCAATTGTAACTGCTCCCGGAGGCGTTGCTGTTATTGCACCTGATCCAGAGTTTCTTAGATAAACGAACCAGTTATCCCCGCCCGTAATTGGATCAGGCAATGTGTAAGTGCCACCAGCCCCCGTGTAGTTAAACATTTTGGCTCGATCATCCACGCCACTCGTAAAGTTGGTATTGAACGTGGTGACTGGTACGGACTGCGATAGCACGGTTCCAATAGCAACTATACCTGTACCAGCTAACGACGCTGCATTGGCAGTTGATGTAGTAGCTCCATATTGCAGAAACACCCATGTTCCATTTGTGGTGCTATTATCAGTCAAATATAATTGATAAACCTCACCCGCCGCAATTGACCCGAGTTGAACACCGCCCGCATTTTTTACAAGAAACGTATGTGAGCCTATGTTGTTGAATAGTATTGTATTACCAGTTCCACTTTTTTGAGCATCCGGAACAATAATACTAAAACCTGTACCCGTTTGAGTTACGTCAATTATTCGAGTAGCTAAATTAGTATTCGTACTAGTTTCTTCGGGCCAACTTAGCGTGACATCAGCCGATAAGTTTTGAGTGCTATAACTAATTTCACTAGGATAAATGTTAGCACCGCCAAAAACGTCTTGATAAATAGGCATTATGCTTCACTCCTTTGTGCCGCACGATCAAGTATTCTTCCTAAGTCTTGACCGTTGAATGCTTGAGCACATCGGTCATATAGACTTTGCCATAGCTGTACTCTTTCATCGTTTTTCAAAAATGGGGTTGCCTCAAGTAACGAAGCGTATAATACCAACTCCGGTGCGTAGTCGGTTAGCCAATTACTTTGCAAGTTTGGACCTAGCAGTGCTGGTTGTTCATAGTAAAGAATTTCCAATGTACTAGCTGCATTTGGTGTTGGAGCAATCAACCAATTAGCGTAGTCGTAATCAGCATAGAATTGAGGTGATGCTGTTTGAGCTTCATTAGGCCAGTAATTACGAAGGTACTCATATGATCTTGTTTGTATTGGCGTTCCGTCTACCGTCATAGAAATCGTGTCACGCCATCTGTCTGGCTTGAGATAAGTGCTAACACCGATAGACAGAGGCGTTGTTATCGCTCGGATAAAACCTTCGATTTTGAGTTCACGAGCTATACGCCTTTCTGCTAACGTCACTAAACGTGGCAATTGATCAAAAACAATTTGATCACTAGCTTGTGTAAACCCACGCTCAAGATACCTGCGTATGTCCACTAACAAGCTATCATATGTCATTGTATAGCTCATGGCTTAGTCCTTACTCTGAACTCTCTTCCGAGCTTTCCTCAGAACTTTCTGCCGCTGCTGCTTCCTCAGCCGCCTTTCTAGTTGCTTCAAGTTCAGCATCCAACTCTGCTTGAACTACAGCTGGATCTTTCCAATCTGGATTAGCTGTCCAAGTTGTTCCGTCGAACATATATTTGTTACCGGCCCATGCCTCGGACGGACCCTCAATATTCTCATACAATGTACAGTCATGTTTGCTATGACAGCCAACATAAAGGTCAGGGTTAGAAACCGGACCTACTGTTATTCTTCCCTCTTCCATTAAAATCTCTTTGTCATCTTCGTACAGAAATTTACTTAGTTTTGTAGAATTTTCTACGATGGTTTTCATTATGGTGCTCCTTTTAGTAATAATTGTGTTGTTGATACAGCTTTTCCTATCTCTGTATTTCCTGTAGCTGTGGTGGTTATATTACCGTTATTTTGGATATAGTAAGTAGAATCTATTGTAAGTGGACTTTGAGTTCCTGCGGTTACATAAACAATGGCATTTCCCAGAAAACTGCTGGTCTGATCTCTATATGAAATTAATGACCTATTTGCATTTGAATCATATGCAATTGCAGTTGATGTAGTGTTGATTGCTGCACTCGTTACTACAATAGGAGTGTCAAAACTTATAGAGGTACCTGAAACTGTACCTGTAATAATTCTCAAATAATTATCGCTTGAATGTGTATAAGTTATAATAACTTTATTGAGGCTCGAATCGAAGGCTGATTGCAATGTATTGCCACTAATCGCCACGCTTGTAAATGGCACGGGCGAACCAGCCGTTACCGTTGAACCACTGACATTGCAGACCACCACCTTGCCCAAATTGTCATTCGTATCTTGGTATGGCACAACAACTTTGTTATTTTGGCTATCAAAACAAATCGTGTGACCTTCGGCTGTGACAACATTAGCACTGGCAGGGTAAAGTGGAGTTCCCCATGATATTGTTCCACCAGAAACTTGCCCCGCTTTAACTCCCAATCCAATACCAGCTACTTGGCAAGCTACTACCGTTCTATCAGCATTAGAATCATAAATAGCATTGATATACGAGACACTGTTAAATGCAGCAGACGAAGCAGACCCAAATGTAATAGCACCCCCTGAAATTGTACCTACCCGTGCATATAAATCATTATATTGTTTGTAACAAACGACTGTTACTTGGCTTGTTGAATCGTAAGTAATATCTTGGCCGGTAATCGCAACTGAACCATTGTAATTTACACCACTTCCAAACGTAATTCCGCTTCCCGATACCGTTCCAACCCATGCGTATCCATTATAAATGGAAGAAGTGGGATTTGACGCAACTGCTACTATTTTATCAGCCGATGCATCATAAGTTATTGCGTTGTAACTTGACGAAAGTGCTTGGTAAGTTCCAACGGCACCTAAAGTATTCGTGTTATTTGCAGAGTTTATTGAGCCGACAATTGCACTACCGTACCCCGTAGCTGGATTTTGAAAACCGAAAACAACTTGATTGCTTCCACTATCATAAGCAGCTGTAGCGTCAACCGCACCAATACTTCCTGTAAATGCTGTAGGTGTTCCTGTTTCGCCCGCACTTGGTTCGGTTGTTGTTGCTACCCCACCTTGTGGATTGTATTTACCACTATTACCGCTAGTTATTGGTTCAGAAGTTATGCCAATAAAATTAGCTACATTAGTGGTTGTTCCATCCATTGTGTAAACAACCCCTTTACCATCACCACCGGGATACTCTCTCCAACCAATAGCCATATTTTGTGAACTTGAATCGTAAATTATAGGTCTCACTACAATGTACTGATTAGTGTTTTCAACATTCAAAATAGTTCCAGCTGTCCAATTACTCGATGTAGCGTTGCTTGTATCAACACTTACTACCTTCATATAATTAGATCCGTCCGTCCAAAGCACAGCAACTTTTTTTAATTCTTGGTGATATGCAATGCCGTTGGGATATTGCGTGTTTTGACTTAACAAGGTTGTCATATTAACAGTAGTTGCCACTGTAGCTGCGTTTGAACCTGTAATTTTTATAGTTGTCAAATTTGCATCTGTATTTGTCGCATCCCAAAATACTAGATTGTGTTGTTTATTTTCGCTATCATATGCCATGTATGGGTCATAGCCTGTGTAACTGTTGGTGCCAGAGCCATTAGATATTACTTGTAAATTCCAAAATACTGTTGCACCACCTGAAGATGGAACAGTTACCGCAAAAGCCTGCATGGGTTGTGAACCTGAATTTTGAGGTACTGCCACCACCATACACTGATGAACAGGATCATAAGAAAGAGCTGGAGGTGCTTGATAGCTATAACCATAATAGGTTGTACCACCGAAATTGTAATTAACTCCTGTCCACGATGTACTGGAGCCACTTATTTGTCCAATATTATGATAAAGGTTACCGGGGCTACTATTAACAGGCCAAATTGTGAAAAAGCGATCCGATGAAGGATCGTATTCTATACCAATCGCATAACCACCATGATTACTTACAGTTTGACCGTTTCCGCTTTCCCAAGTTACTGTCGTACCACTGACAGTTAACTGTTTAGCTTTCCAATCACCCGTGACGTTATTGTCGTTATAGACTACGACAGCTTTGTTACTAGTGGTACTATACGCACCATTTACATACGGTGAGTTGCTTGAATGTCCGACCGCCTCGGTACCAAATGTAATTGTGCTGCCACTTATTGTACCCGCGACTGCCGCAAGATAATTATTTGTATCTTGGTAAATGAAAACAACCGCATTTTGATTGGCATAATAAAATCCAGTTATGTTGTAGTTTCCAGAAATATCGGGTGAAAATTGTACCTCGCTACCTAACGAAGCAGTTGCTGTTGTCTCGCTCACCGCCTCTACCTGTCCGTTTGACAGGAGTGCTACTGTTTGACCAGTAGATAACGTTCCGGACGCTATGGCTGTAGCTTCTTTAGCACCGCCACCTGAAGGAAGAAGATCAGATAAATTTGTCATGTTTCAAATTCCAAATTAATACTGGATGTACTCAAAGCCTTACCGATTCTCAACCCTGTTGAAGTCGTTGAAATTGTTCCATCGTCTGCAACGTAATACACACTGTTTGGGGTCAATCCTGAAAGTCCATTACTTGCTATACCGCCCTTAATTGTTACGTTTCCCGTAGAAGCATTTGAAATTGCAGCATCCGTAATTCCTATAAAGTTTGCTACATTAGATGATTCGGCTGCAAATATAACTGAACCAGAGTATCCTGTGTTTGATTCATAAGCAGTCACAACAACTCTTTTATTAGCGCTGTCGTAAGCGTTGGTGAAGGAATTAGTTGTAGCGGATCTAAATGTAGTTGGTGAACCGAAAGTTAAAGTTGTTCCTGAAACACTTGCTTCAACTACAACTCCATTATTAGCACTGTCGGCATAAGATACTACAAGTTTTTTAGCATCGGTGTCATATACTGCACCTACCCCATTAGTTGTATTGGCGTAAAAATCAACTTCAGTACCAAAAGTCAAGGTAGTTCCACTAAGCGTAGCAGCAATTGCTGATCCATAATTAGAATTATATGAGTTAGAAAAAGTTAGAAACACAGTATTGCTTGCGTTATCAGAAGATAAATTAGTATATAAAACTTGAGCAGTTGTAGAACCGTTTAAAGTCATTAGTGTTGGAGTTCCAGCAGTTACACTCGTTCCACTCGTTGTGGGCACTTGATAATAAACCTGTTGTGTAATGCTAGTTTTGTTGTAAACGTAAACATATGAACTGGTGGTGGTGTTATAAGTAAGGGCTTGATAACTAGTGCCATTACTATCAAGTTGTGTTTCGCTACCGAAACTAATAGAGGTGCCGGAAACTGTTCCTACGGCACCGTAAGGTAGTCCTGAGGCACCATTGTCTTTGTAAACTACTAAAAATGTTCCTTGATCTGGATTAAAAACAGCCGTTATGTCTTCGGTGCTTGCGGAATTAAAAGTGGCTTCACTTCCCGGAAAACTGAGGGTACTGCCAGTAAAGATTCCCACTTTAGCTTGACCATGAGATGATGAATTAACATTTTGGAAAAAGACCACTATTCTGTCGTTAGTAGTGTCATATCCAATTGAATGCGGAATTATGAAATTGCTTTGGAAAAGAACTTGAGTTCCAAACGTAATCGTATTAGTTGATGGATCTACTTCTCCCGCAACGCAATATCCGTAGTAGTTATCATTCCCATCATAATAAGCAACAACAACTCTCTGTGAGTCTGGATCATAAACTGATCCATAAGCATTTGCAGATATTGAAGTACTAGCTGATGTTGCCCAAGTATCATACGTACCTACTGCTTGACTTGTTTGTGCTATCGCCTCGACTTTACCATCCGATCTTAACGCTACCGTTTGTCCGTTACTGAGCGTTCCTTCGGCTATAAAACTTACATTTTTACCACCGGCACCAGCGGGGAGTAGATCAGATAAATTACTCATTACAGATCCTTAATGTTTAAAGTGGTAGCTGATACAGCCGTACCAATCAACACAGGGGTATAAGTTCCGGTGCTTGAATTAGTTATAGTCCCATCGCCTTGAACATACATAGTATCACCGGGTGTCATTCCACTCTGTGACTCGTTAATACCACCAAGCAAACTTACGTTGCCACTGGCACCAGATGAAATAGCTTGTGATGTTATTCCTATCACATCGGTATTGTTGGAAATAGGATAGTTATAAAGATAGGCTTGGTTTTGATCACTCGTACCAGCGTAATAAAAATTAATGATAAATTTTTGTGTAGTTGTATCGTAGGCAATATCAAAATCCCCATTTGATGCCGCCGAGGCAATATCGATGCTTGAAGAGCTATTATACAAATCATTGTTACTATCTATGTACATCAACCAGTAAGCAGGTTTAATAACTCCACCACTGTTGTAAGTATAAGCGTAAATAAATTCGTTGTTACCGTTTGATTTTATCGATCCCTCTGGAACACCACCAAATAAACTACCCAAACTGTAAGGACCATTACTACCTTGGGCTAGAGTAGTTGAACTGTCAGCATAAACGCCAATCATAAAACCGACACCCCCACCGTCTGCTACTAATCCGCATTTTTGAGTTTTGCTGTCATAGTCAATGGCTACAGAATCGAAATAAGTGTAGCTATAAAGGTTCCTCTGTGTTCCTATTGTAATGGCACCAGATGTATTTACACCAATAGTTATTGCATAGACTGAGGTTGAGTTCCCACTATTGTATGCCGCTATGGCTACCTGTTGGTTCGAATCATACGTTACATCGCACCCATATTCACTATAGCCCGGACCATTACTAGTATTTATGTTAGTCTGACTAACCCAAGTAATTGTATTATTACTATTTACCTTGGCAGTTGCGGCCCTCAAATATCCATTACCTTGCTTGAAAATAAAAAGCGTATGCAGAGCATTTGGCATATAAAGACAAGCTCTGGCATTACAATCTATTCCCAGACTTCTTAACTGTGCAGTTCCCCACGATGAACTATTTGCCGCGGCATTTATAGATCCAACGTACCCATAATAATTTAATGAGTAACCCACAAACATTACTAACCTGTCTGCGCTGACATCGTATGTTGCTCTAATTTCTTGATACGAATAGTCCGTTGTAATTTGGACAGGAGTTCCAAAAGTAATTGATGATCCGCTAACCTCTCCTATTATTGCCTCTGGATAGCCCGTGTTGTTATTTTGATAAATTATGGCAACGCGATTTACGTTGCTTACATAGATACATTGGTTATATCGTGGTTGATCTGCATCAACGTTTATGTTGCTTGATATACCCCCTGACTGCACCGATATTGCTTCCACTTTACCGTCAGTTCGCAATCTCACCGTTTGCCCATTGGTTAACGTGCCTTGGGCCACAAATTCTACGTTATTCTGTCCACCGCCAGAGGGCAGTAGCTCTGACAGATTGCTCATTTTATACGCTCCATCCTATGGTTGCGTCGATGTAAGTCATCGTAATTTCGGCAAAGTTTTTGTCGAAAACCAAATCACTTGCAGAACTTGCGATGTTACTCCCATTTCTTGCTACGGTGAAAGTTGTAGTTGCTGCTGCACCTGTACCATCTTTGACAACAACAAAATCACCTGCTGATGGACCAGCTGGTAAGGTTATAGTGATAGATCCCGCACTAGCTACCAGAAACTGCCCAGACGTTGCATTTGTGTTACCACTTACAATCGTAGGAGCGTCTATGCCCCCAGTAGCAGATGTCCAAGTCGTACCATTTGACTTTAGAACATTACCACTGGTTCCCGGTGCAACAAAGTTAGGAGCACCCGTTCCATTACCAATTACGACATTATTTGCTGTAAGTGGTGCGCTTTTTACAAGTTTTCCGGTAGTTCCATCAAAAGCTACAATGGCACCATCCGTTGCTGATGCTGGCCCCGCAACATCGCCAGTATTTCCCGCAGATGATGCTATCTCTTTGACTACCCCAGAGGAATTTTTGAAAAACAGTTTCTCATCGGCAGTGTTAATTGCTAGTTCACCATCCTGTAAATCACTAGCACTTGGCGTATTCGAAGATGTTGAACTTCGATATAGCTGAATAGGTGTAAAACCAGTTTGTGGCATTAGATTCTCCTATTAATTTTATTATACATCAAAATGTTCCCCCTGAAATACCAGAAGTTGCAGTTAACGAAGTGAACGTTCCAGCTGCGGGCGTTGATCCACCAATTACAGCATTGTCTATTGTTCCACCGGATATCGTAGGGGCAATGGGGGATGCCAACTTAGCAGTCGTTACGATGCCATCTGCTAGTTGATTGGTTGTTAACGGAATATTTGTTGGGGTATTACCAATATAAGGGTTAGCCATTAAGTTATCTCCAAGATTGATAAAACAGCATCTATCGATGTAGCTGTATCTGATTTAACTTTAATCGAGTCATTAGGTTCCATAACAATTTTTTGATTACCACCGATTGGTACGATTGCACCACCCGTAGGAACCGGAGCACTTTTGACAATGTAAGTATCGTTTGCCCCATCATTCAAAGTAACGTCAATGTTGACTGTCGCTCCAGTTGTGTTGGCAACTGTCAAACCGATTACAGTTGTTTGAGTCGCTGCTGGAACGGTATACGACCCAACTGCCGTAAGAGAGGTTCCTATATTCCTCGATAATTTTCTTTCAAAAGCATTTGCCATGTTTTCTCCTTAACCCAATGCAATCGCTAATGCAATAACATCGTCAGTTGTAACCCCTGCACCCGGTGCTGATGAAACCCAGTTGGTACCGTCAGATGTAAGCACATTTCCAGAAGTTCCGGGTGATGTAAGTCCCGTACCACCATGTGCTGGAACGAGTGTGCCAGATAGTGTAATATCACCAGTGCTTAAACTATTAGGTGTGAATCCTGTCGTTCCTGCACTAAATGCACTTACAGCCGTTGTAATTGCACCTGCCCACGCAAACGCACTTCCATCCCATTTCAGAAATCTGTTTGCAGTTGATGGAGCCACTATGAAGTCGGATGTGTCGGCAGATGTGTTGTACACAATCCTATTAGCTGAACCGCCTGCTACATTAGTTGCTTTGGTTGCGGTAGCCGCGTTACCAGTTATACTTATGGCCCATGTACCCGTAGCACCCGTTCCATTGAGTGGCACTGCCCCAACATCACTAGCAGTAAGTGTAACAGCACCAACTTGACCGTTTACGGATGTGACAGTGTTACTCTGGTCAATTTTTTGCCAAACCCCAGTACTTGCAAATACTGCCCAATCCCCTACTTCCCAATCGGTAATTCCGTCGAGGTTTGTGTTACCTGCAACGCTGACGATGTAGTAATAACCGTTAACCCCTGAACTTGATGTAAGTGTAGGCGTGTTAGTCGAGGCGTTCCATGTTCCTTGGAAATTTAAACCCGTTTGGAAAGATGCAGTCGATACCGAGGTAATTACACCCTTGTCATTTATCGCAACGACGGGGATAGCACTCGATGATCCATACGTTCCCGGTGTTACTCCAGAAGTCGGTAAGTCTGCATCAACTAATGCCCGAAATGCTGTCGGGGCTGCTGCACCGGAAGTTGGACCTGCAAAGACTACGTTGGCTGGTTGGTCAGATTGTAAGAGAGCCGATCCCCAAGTATACGATCCGGTTCCACCAGAAACGAGAACTTGTCCGTTGGCTCCCGCTGGACCGATAGCGAGATCACCACTACCACCGTAAACTATACCTCCGGGAGTTGATGTTATACTGCGTCCTGTACCACCTTGATCAATTGGTAAAACACCATCAATTTCGTCTGAATTAGATAAATCTACTGGTGGGTGTTGATGGTCACCTCTTGCCAACTCATTAGACGTTCCAGCCGACCCACCAGTTGTTCCTTTAAGTGGAACGTTATCTTCAAAGTCTGCCGTAAGTGTTACATTTGAACTTAAATTACCACCACCTTCTAATCCATTGCCTGCGATTACTTGTGTTGAAGTTGGAACCATCCCACTTGTCGATGCTGTAACTGTGCTCACGGAAGTTATTCGTCCAGTAGAATCTACAGTAACAACTGGAATTTGTGTGGTGCTTCCATATGTTCCGGGGGTTGCTCCACTAGCTGCAAGCTGCACCGTCCCAATACCGCCACTTGCAACGCTCAATGTTATGTTTTGATTGAGTTGTCCACCACCTGTCAAACCAGTTCCAGCTATGACTTGTCGTGAGGTTGGAACCCCTGCAACTTGTAGTAAGTCTCCCGCTCTAACTTGATAACTCACACCTTGGTAATTAAACAGTAACATACCATCGGCAGATGCTACCGGAGCCGTAGGCAGTTGCGATATTCTGGTTGGTATTAAATTACTTGGAACGTTAGTCATTTAGTCAATCTCCAGATAATTATCACCATCTTCTGTGACAATAAACTCATCACCAGCCTCTTGGATTAAACCAGAAGGGTGAGTATCTATATTTCTATCAGGTCTCACAAACGGCAAGACAATTTGATCGGGTCTTCGTGGTGGTAATCTATAGGGATCAAATTCATCCCTGTCGGCTTTACATACCATCAACCCCGGATCATTAGGATCAGGGTATAAATCTGCTAGGAAAAATTTACGCGAACATCGAGCGCATATTCCGATACCAAATGTTGGTTGTCCTGACGGATCTAAATACTTACTCATCGCGTATAGGGTCCAATACCCGGATTGATTTGTGTTGGAGATCCATCACCGTCACCATCCCATGCTCGTTGCATTGAAATAGCAGCTCGTTGTTCTAGTAAAGGTATAATATTCGCATCGACGCTTGGTGTTTCCATCGCAACTTTAGATGCTAATCCGTTCACAATAGCCTCTAGCCATCGATTAGGTATCTCAACTTCTTGTTGTAGAGTATCGGTATCCATGACAGATCGATGTCTCCATACAACCAACTGTGTTTTTTCTGTATCTTCATCAGGAGCAGGCCAGACATTCAGAACAGGTTGTGCAACATTCCGTTGAAAATAGTAAGTGCTAGGTTGACCCGCAAACACACTGTTACTTTGGTTGACATATTGATCACGGTTCAACGTTCCCAGTGGTATGACATATGGCTCGTTACCCAACGTAATAGATGTATAATTAATTGTAGAGACACCATCCGTTGGAACTATCTTGAAGTATTGATATGCCAATGCGGGAACTATGTCTGTCCATACTATCTTTCCAGCTTGAGCCAACGCCCCAGTTGAAAGATCATAGCTGTTTGTTGTTGCTACTGTAGTAAAGTTTACACCGTCAGAACTTACTTGAAATGTTAATGGTATAGCAGTTGCTGACCATTTCACACCTACTGTGTTGACGATTGTCGCGCTAGAAAAATTAACGAGGTAGCTCGTGTTAGTAGATGTAACGGTCCCAGTTGGAAACATAGGCTGACGAAAATTAACATTGAGAACGTCAACTGTACCCAGTGGCAATGTCACCACTGGTTGGTTTTGATAAAATGGAAGGATTATCTTTTCGATGCACCAACTGGGAACTCGGATATTGGATAGGTCATCCAACATAAAAGCCAGAGAGTCTAATGCATAATCTTGCATTTCAGAGGTGATCGCTTGTGCAGGCAATCTACAACGCCTAAAAGCATGATCAACCACTTTCAATGAATTAAAGGTTTTTACACCAATATTATTAGAGTATGCCATATCAATCCTAAATTAAATTACGGATGCTGATACAGCAAACCCCGTTCAGTTCTGAGTTGTCACGATTTTCTAAGTAAAAAATTTCATTTTAGTTGTGTTCTTGAACCCGTCATGACCACCTTTAGCGGAGCCTTTTGATTTCATGGAACCGCCTTTCATCATGCCTTTACTTTTCATGGAACCACCACGCATCATGCCTTTGGTTTTCATAGAACCACCACGTTTCATATCCATCGTCCCGACAGACTGATAAGCTCTACGGCCCATAGCTTTTTCCATACCCTTGCTTTCATCTCTACGAGACTTCATGCTCTGGGATTTGGAAGACTCTTTGCCTCTTCTCATACCGAGAGATTCGTCAAGCCTTGCGTTGTAGCCTTGTTTCTTACCGCCCTTGGCATAGCCTTTGGACTTCATCATTCTTTTGCCGCCTTTGGCATAACCTTTAGATTTCATCGTTTTCTCCGTTTAATATCATATTCAGCTTCGCCCCGAAGTCTACGCATTTCGTCACGAGCATTTCTTTCCCTTGATGCAACTCTTTTCAGTTGTTGACGCTTGTCGCGTCTTTCCTGAGCATCTTTGGGTCTTCGTGCTCTAACTCTACGCATTTCATCGGCGGTATCGTCCTGAACACCAATGACACGAGCTTCCTCATCACGAATATTACGGTTGACTCTACCGCCATCAGCTTTATTCATTTTTGAAAAAGTCTTGGCTAGGTTGGCTCTTTTCTGAGTGGTTGCAGATGGTTTACCAGCACCTTTTTTAGCTGGCTTTCCTTCGGCTAATTTATTAATCACGCCTTTAGGAATTTTCCCATCTTTCATTTTGACTCCCTCGCTTTTAACGTAAGAAGTCAACGCACCCGGCTTTTTTACAGCCCCCTGAATCCAGTTTTTATCAGATGTTGATCCACCTTTTTTCATCCCACGAGAACTTGATTTCGTGAAACCAAACGAAGAATCAAAATGCCAACCGTCTCGGAAGGGATAGCTCGATGTCATCATGCATCTCCCATACCGGAATGGTTTGAGCAATAGTAATACAGTTCTGGTGTTGAGTCGGTGGTGTCTATTTGAGTGAATGCACCTGCTGTACCCGCTGTATTATTAATAGTCACCCCATCGGTGTATTCAACACCACCTGCGTGTGTTCCATTTGGCGTTGTGCTAAATCGCAATGGGTGGTTGTTGTTGGTATTATCACTTTGTAAAAAGCGATAACTTCTGTTTGCTTCGAATGTGAAGTGTGGGCTTACCGCATCATCAACATAAAAAACATTACCAGTTCCATAGGAGTTTGTACCCGCTGCAACTCTTACATTGTAAGACACTAGACCACTTACGTCCGCTGGTCTGTGATACTCCTTAATTGCATGAATTATTATTGTATAAGTATCACCGTTTGAAGCATTTCTAGTGCTCAAAGCAATATCACCAGCCGCATCGACACCTTTTATGCCACTTGCATTATAGGGCAGATACGGGACGTATGGGATATCATACAGTTCACCTTGTGGGAAACTTGCTATGAGAGCATCACCAGCTGGACTTGGATCACCAACCCAAAAAAGATCAACACCCATGTCATAAGTCTGACACACGACCTTTGTAATTTTTAGACCATTGCAAGCTAAACCAAATGAATTTGGAGCAAGTGTAGAAACATCTATCTTGGTAACCTTACTTTCCCCAGTGCCATCCGAGAGATTAGTAAACTTTGCAATGTACTGTCGCTCTCCATCTTGGAGAACTTGAGTTGTGACTGCATCAGCCATAGTTCACCTCCCTTTAAGAGAGATTATTGTTTTGGATATACATCACTGTCAGTGAAGCAACACCCGATGTACCGTCACCAGTAGCACCCGTAAAATCCGCAAGAACTTCCCTATCGGCTCCAGAAACATTCGTTGCCTCAGTATCTAGCGTTCCATGAGTTGTACCGACAGATTTAGTATCCACCGCATTCAAAAACGCATTGGGATCTGCCGCAGTTCCTACGGAAATAGTAGCCGCGCCACTATCGTCACCAGCCGTTGTAACGTTTAATATTACGTCAACAATCTGAGAATTTGCGGGGAGCACTGCAACTCTTTGATTGAGTTGGCTTGCACCAGTGATGTTTGGCATCATTGACTGTGCCATTACGACAGAACCAACGTTTGCTACATTAGAGCCAATAGTTGTTCCTGTAGTGGCTTGGATGGTTCCGGCTTTAATCGGACCAGAAAAAGTAGTTGTACCCATTTTTCCTCACATACGAGTTGCGTGTATTTGTCGGTATGTCGGCAGTCGGGAACTGTCAAATACACAAGGTTAAATCCCGAAAAACCCCTACCGCCACAGGGATAGGACGGTAGGGGATTTCATTAAACTCCGGGTGTTCCGAAGATTGATCTCGGATCTGTCCAACCGAAGTTGTAACGTTCAGTGGCTTTATAACGCATCGAGTCAGTTTCGAAATCGCCTTCCATTGATTTCTCAAGTCCTCTTCGCATCATCAGCTTCAGACCTTCAGGAGCATCCGTTTGTACCCACCAAGCAGTGCTTGAAGTAATACGCGAGATGTTTGCCTGACCGTCACCCAATAGCCCCATTGATTTAACGGGGTTGATGTCGTTATCAGCCGTTCCCGGTCTCAAAGCAGACTTCAATAGAGTTTCTGCTTGGAAAACGTTTGCTGGTCCGGTAACGATTTGGGTTGGTGTAAGTCTGATTCGCTTACCATTGTTGTCAACCGCATTACGGATTTGAATTAGCATTTGTTCCAGAGATGTCTGAGACAGTGCTGCCGCATTAGTCAGTATATTACTAAACGTACCGTTAACAATTGGATGAGCATTACTGTTCAGTGCAACGCCATCACCGCCCGGAAAGGCCGCGTTGAATGCTCTGTTCAGAATATTTGCACCAAGAGTTTCTTTGGTTTCCACCAAAGATTGAGCGAGATGTTTAGCATACGTTGAACCAATACGAATATGGTCACCGTCCTCTACAAGCACTTTGGTAAGGGCAAATGCAAGCCCGTACACTTTATAGAGGTATCTCTGAATGAAAAGCACACCACCGGACTGATATGTCACTGCCATACCGTCTGGTAATTCTGGTGCCGCACCAAAACCATAAAGAACTGGTTCTTCATGGTACTGTCGAGGAATGCCTTGATACTCTTCGAATACCTCGGCCCACTCATCGGCACGTTGCTCATATATTCCATCGAAGACTTCGTTTAAGATAGGTTCAACTATCGAGCGAAAGTCGGTACTACGCATAGGAGTAGCCATAGTTCAATACCCCCCTTAAACCGAGTTAACAGCTGCTTTGTATTGATGTTCGTTTATACGAACAGTAGCAACTACAAAGGCATCAGTTAGTGTACTATCAACGCCACCTGTCGTTCCTTCAAATCCAGTGATTTGAAATTGTGCAGATGTTGCTTGAATAGCAGTAAGTTTGCAATCAGATAGACCCGTTCTTGTTGATCCACCCGGTGAAGCGACAGTCCAATCACATTGCTCACCAACGGCTGTTTGTACCGTTGTTCCGGATGATGGATTGTCATATTGTACTGCAAACAGAATTTCTGGATCATCATAGACCCAAGCTGTAATTTCTGTCGCCGCAATTCCACTAGGCCAGTACGGTGACACAGTTGGAACTCCAAGAGCATCAATATATTGGCAACCGGCGAAAATGCCTAAAAGTAAAATACCGTCAGTTGTACCGCTACGAGTGCCATCGCTTGTACCTAATTGTACGACACCTGTATCGACCAATTTAACGGGATCGCCTTGGAATACATTTTGAGCGTACCCCGAAGCAATAGTATAGGCTTTCGCTATGATCTGCCCACTGTTGTGATAAGACGCACGAAAGCCAAAAGGTGCAGAGACTGAAGACATTCTGCATTCTCCCTATTGGTTGAAAGTTGAGGATCACGAGAGGTCAAATTGAGCCTCCCGATACTGACCAATCTCAGCCGTGCCATCACCCTTCTCAACTTTACCGCCAGATGCTTGTGCTTGTTCTTCAATCAACGCAGCTGTCTCCGCGAGTTTTAACTCTTCTCGCATGGGGGCATCGTGATGAGCTTCCATCATGTATTTTTCATACAGAGACATTGGGAGTTTGAATGCTAACATCTCATTGACACCTATGAAGCCATCCCACTCACCCCCTTTGATTGTTGCATACTCCCAACCAGCTATTTCTTCTGGTTTGACAGGCTCGTAGCCTAGTCGAATGCGATGCTGTACAGTGTCTCTTGGGTTTGTTGTAGTGATCCAACAAAGATGCCAACCCGGAATATCGGGAAGGTCTGGTAGACTAGATTGGAAAAATTGTTGCCTGAACATTTCTAACCTCTCATCTTCAGTAACTTCACGATTTTCTGTTACCGGACGATCTTGCATCGCCTTGCTTGTGCGGTTACCACCAGAGGTTTTCTTAATTCGTTCGTCTGACATTTAATGTCGCTCCTTTTTCAGCGATTTTTGAAATATAAGTTGGATTTTTGAAAAACGCAAGCCTGTTTAAGCCTTGTTCTCTCGATCCCACTCCATGTATCGTTTGACATACTTCTGTCGAAGCACCGGATCATCCCAAACACCGTGGTCCATCATGGCTTGTTTACGCTCAGGACTGATGTAAACTTCCTTACGAGTAGACGCAGGTGCGTGCTCTTTTCCAGATCCGACAGCAGGACCACCACGAGCAACCCGTTTCTTTTTTACTGGCGTTGGTTCTTCTTGTTCTCCAACTTCTTCAACGAAATCTTCGAACTTTTCAGGCAGTCTTCGTGCTGCACGTTCTGTCAGTTCTTCCCAGTATTCTTCAGTCGCAGGATCAAAACCTTCCTTCGCTAGGTTAGCATCGATAGCATTAACAATACTTGATTCTTCGTTCCCACCGTTTACGTCATACCAAGGATTCTCGTCAATAAACTCTTGAGCACGAGCTATTACTCTATCGTCTACTTGAGTTTGTGGTTGTTGTTGCATCTGAGCGTTTGCTTGTTTTTTTTGACGTTCAAGGTGCGCTATTTTTTTCTGAGCTTGATCACGATAAGCTAGAGCCTTTTGTACGTCTTCACCGCTTTGGTTATCTACACCTTTAGCAATTACTTGATCTGCGAGGTTCAACTCCTTTTGAGCGACCGCTAAATGTTGATCTAAATTACCCATTTCTAACGTTTGCGATTTCTGTTCTTGTACAGAAACTCTACGCTCTAAATCTTCGTTTCTTTTCCTGAGAAAATTAAGTTCGACCTTGTCTCGTTTTATTGCAGTATCTCGACGTTGTTTACGCTCCTGTTTTTCTTTGCGTCTTCGCTCACGAATACTTTCTCTTTCATCCGGTTCTCCGGAAGCCTCGACTCCTTCACTTTCTTCAGGAGCCGTTTCAGTAATTTTTATTTCCTCGGCCTTTTCCTCTTGTGGTGCTTCGTCTTCAACGATAACAACTTTATTGTCATCAGGCATTTCGTCACCGTCTTCTTTTCCTAAGTCTGCCATTTTCTATCTCCTTGTCAGATAAATGCTTTTATTTGAAGTGGGTCACCTGTTACTTTTCCAATGATGTCAAGATCGTTGAAAATTACAAACAGTGCTTTTTCGCCATTGGGATCTTTATCTAAAGGCACTTCCCATCGGTCACCACCGTATTTTGGAACCCTTACAAAATCGCCATCAGTACACCAACTACCTTCAGGCCACAATTCCATTGTGTTTCTATTTTTGAAAGCCAAAGGTCCAACGTGCATAACTTTACCGATTTGTGTATTCCACTTTTCGGTATCTTTGGTATCTGTCGTTAAGATAATACCACCTGCTGTTTTCTTTTTAGCTGTCCTAATTTGAACCAGAACACGGCTACCAAAAGGCTGTATACCTGCGTCAATCTCAGGGAATGCCTCTTTCAATGCGTTCTCATAAGTTTTTGTCACCGAATTTTTCCTCATCTAAAAGTTGCAATAGTACGTTTATTGATGCCTCGTAACCAGCCATCATCCCACAACGATGCCCGTACTCGAAAGCATCGCGGTTTTGTGGATGCCTCAAAGCCTCATCAGCAAACTCAAACTGTTTGGCTTTGAGAGCATTCAACAATTTTGTTTCTAAATTCACGCTTTCATATAACCTTTTGCGTTACCTGATAGCTTGTACTCATAACGGGCTGGCATAATGCCATCAACTTTTCCCGTCGATTCTTTTCTTGGACCTTCGGATAGCTTTCTTGGATTTTGTGCTTCCTTCATGTTGTCCATGTTCCGTTTGTAACCCATCTGGATTCTCCTTATAAAGATTGTCGAAGACACGATTAACATCCAAAGTGTAGTCCAAATCAGATTTGCTGTAGTGTATCCACTGAGAAGGACGAAACTCCGGTGCTCCTTCCCCTGCCTCAAACCACGCAGGGTGCGTAA